CTAGCACCTTGTCGACGAGCACGCCTTGATGCCGCGCGAACACGCGGTCGGCCGCGGCGAACTCCGCGCGCACGCTCGGGCCTGCATAATCCTGCGTGCCGAAGAGGACGCCCTTCGGGATGCCGACGGCGATCGAGAGCTCGTGCATCAGATGCGCGATGAAGCCCGTGAACGCCGTGCTCGGCCGCGCCGGCATCGTCTCGACGCGATCAGCCTGGCCGAGATACTTAATCATCCCGACCTCGGAAAGCTCGTTCTTCTGCTGCTGGCCGCTGGGCAGCGTCGCGCTCGGGGTCGGAGTGAAGAGGTTGCGCGCGTTGGCCGTGCCACGATCCGTGAAGACCAGCGCCGCCTGCTGCGAGGCGAAGCGCACGCCGGCCTTCTCCGCTTGCAAGATCTCGTGCAGCATCCGCGCCGTCTGGATCGCCGCGTGAAAGTCGGTCACGCCGCGGTACTGATCGACGCGGAACGGGTCAAAGTAGTGGCAGAAGTTCCCGGCCGGAACGTCCTCGGCGCCGAAGTAAACGCCCTCGCGCGTCACGCGGTAAATGCGATACGCGACCGGCACGCCGAAGTCGTTCGTGATGACGCCCTCGAAATAGTTCTCGGAGTCGAGCCCCATCTCGTTTGGATTGCCGATGCGAGTCGCCGGCACCATCTGGAGCTTTAGCCCATCGCCCACGCGGCGAATGACGAAGCCGCAGTCGCCGTCTACCGGCCGATTCTCCGCGGCCAGCTGCACGAGCTTGCGGAACGAGTTGCGGCCCGTGGCGTCGGCCTGCTTGCACCACGAGTGAAACCACTCGTTGACTGTGGCGTTGTAGTCGCGGTCTCCAGTCGTTGCCGAGTATTCGGTCGGCGTCAGGTAATTGCCGAACTTGCGCGAGACCTCCTTCACCTCGGGACAATTCTCGACCAAGTTCCGCGCTTCCCACATCATCACGACGCGCTCGCGCACCGTCTGCGAGGACTCGCTCGGTTGGCCGTACTGCATCGGCGTGTACAGCCGGTTCGTCTGCGCGGCGTTGTAGCTGAAGAGCGCGGTCTCGACGCGAGCCTGGAGCCGGCGAAGCGCGGCCTGCGGCGCGATGGTCTCGAGCGCCCGCTCGAACCACGGCCGGTTGCGGATGACTGCGGTCGCGTCGAAGGTCTGCATAATCAATTCCCGGTGAAGCTGACGAACGTCGTGTCGGTCGTGTCGCCGTTTTGGTATTCAATCGCCGCGGTGATGTCGCCCAGCATCCTGTTGAGCGTGTTCAAATCGGCGCGCGTCACGCTCTTGCCGTTGAGCGAGTAGCTCGTGTTGAGCAGGCAAGCTTGGATCGCGTCCAAGACCTTGGACTTGAGCGTTGTCAGCGTCGCAACGTCAATGTCGAGGAAGGGATTGTCGGCCGCCATAAAAGAGCGGCAGCCGTCAAAAGGTTTTTTGACGCCCCGCGCTGGCTTCGATTTGACGACAAAAAAGCCGCCCCACTATGGGAGCGGCTTGGTCTGCTTCGGCGGTCGCCCGCCTCGTCGGCCGTTGCGCCTTGCGGCGGCGGCCTTCGCCTCGGATCGGATCCGCCCGCCGAGGCGGCCTAGCGCGACCGCGGCAGGGTTCTTGGCTGCGTCTGGCATAAGCTCAGGACCGCTCGAAGCGGCCGGTTTTAGGGCAACGGACGGCGAGGAACACCGCGCCGCGAACGCCGGTCGCGACGTAGTAGCGCGGCTCCCAGCCTCGGCCGGCCAGATCAGCGGCGACGAGCGGGCCGACTTCGAGAGCTTCGACGGTGTAAGTGCGGGAATCGATGGTGGTCTTCATTGGTCGTTGTTGATTACGTGCAGAGAAAAACCTAAGCGGTGGGGATAGTCAAGCGCCTTTCGGAAAAAAGTTGGGGCGGGTGGTAAGCCCGCCCCGGTGGGCTTACTTTGAACCGATGTCCCAGGGGAAGCAGCCGAGCTCGGCCGCCTTGCGGTTCAGTAGCCAAAGCGGGATGGCGAATTGGTCTTCGGCGTTCACGTAGAAGTCATCCTTGATAAAGGTCAGCTGCGACTTCGGGAACCAAGCGATCCGATTGCTGCCGAGCACCGAAAAACCAACGGCCTTTTCAGTTTGGCGGATCGGGGTCGCGGGGTGGCTTTCATCGCGGCCGGTTTTGTTGAACTCAGTCATCGTCGTGTTTTTCATAACGTGACCAGAGAAACCCAACCGCTCGGGAATCTCAAGAACTATTTTGAGGAAAAGCGCAGCCCCAATTCCACGCTACGTCTTCGCCGGCACGAAGCGGATGATGCCCGCGATGGTCGCCATACAAAGGAGCATCGCCGAGGTATCGAGGCCGTGGTTGGGCGCGTTGCTCCGTACCTCGCGCCATTCCCAGACGCCCGTCCGCACCTCGACCTTCGCCTCGCCCTTGATGTGCTCAAGATAGAGCGGGTTAACGTCGGACGGAAGTTCCCAGCGCAAGTCGCCCTTGCCCTCGAGCGCGGTCGCCAGCGTGTCCTTGAAGTAGTCGCCAGACCAGTTGTAAAAATAGACGTCGCCTCCGCGGTAGTCGCTCACCTGCGGATCCGAGAACGGGAAGTTGACCATCGTCCCGGTCGCCTCGTCGCGCATCGTCCACGTCCGCCGGCCGTACCCGCGCATCGAGCGCCAGCCGAACTCGGCGCAGTCGCGGTCCACGTCCGCCGGCCGATAGCCGCGGTCCTGCGCGACGCAGGCGCTTGAGACCTTGAACCGCTCCTGAAGCGCCCGCAGCTGGTCGCGCGTGTCGATGCGGCCGAACCACAGCTGGCGGTAGCGCGGCCCTTGCGCCGTGCTGAACGCGCCGACCTCGACCCAAAAGTGATCCTGCTGCCGGTCGATCGCCATAAAGCGGATCGCCTCGTCGGGGATCGACTCGCCTTGCGCGTAGTCGGCCAACTTGTAGCCCGAGTCCTTCAGCAGCACGTTCACCGCCTTCTTTTCCACGATCCACGGCAGCGCTTGCCGCTTCGTCCGAAACTCGATCTTCGCTTGCTCGTCGCCCGTGCGGACCAGCTGGTTTTCGGCCTGGAGGAACTCTTCCACGAGGAGCCGCATCGGCCGAGTAACGATTGCTTCAAGGCGGAACGACCGCACCTCACGCGGCGCCGCAGCATTCATCGGCACGAAGCGCCCGGTCTTCGCCCAGCCGGCGCGGGTCGCGTCGCTGTCCGCGGACTCGTGCCCGCAGGAGATGCAGCGAAAGCGGCAGGTCTCCACCGCGCGGCCGACGTCCCACGTCTCGTCATCGCGGCGCGCCGCTCGGTCCCATACCACGCCGCCGCGCTGCTCCTTGCTTAGAATCTCGAACGCGACCGGCAGCACCTTGCGGCAGCCTGGGCACTCGGCGTGCCACTCGCCTTGATCGCCCGAACGAAAGCTCGTGTCCTCGACGTTGCCCGTTTCCGCGTCCATCACCGGCGCTTGGCTCGCGTTGTAGATCTTTGAGCGCCCGACCTCCTCGAACTTGGAGACGCGCGCCACCGCGTGGCCGTAGATCTCCTGCCACCGCGGAAGCCAGAGCTCGTCGTTGATCTTGTAGCGGATCGACTGGCTCTGCTGGGTCGAAAGGTTCGCCGCGTTCAGCGTGACGAAGAAGCCGCCAAAGAAAATCTCGGTCGTCGTGCGGTGCGGCCCCGGCTTCGGCAGCATTGCCGCCACCGGCCGGCAGCGCTCGAGCAGCGGCCAGAGGCGCGTCTTAGCGTGCTTCTCGACCATCTCGTCCGTCTGCATCGTCCAGCTGATCGGGCCGGGATCGTTCGCGATGATCCAAGGCAGCCAGACGTCGGCCACCAGCGTGCCGCCAATCTGCACGGCTTTCCGAAAGTGAACGCGGCGGACGAGCGGATTTTGCAGCGCGTCGAAGATCGGAACCAGCCACGGCGATAGCCGCACATTAAACGGCCCCGGCGTCGCGTAGGATTCCGGAAGCTGAACGTGCCGCCGCGCCCAGTCATAAATCGGCGAGCGGTCCGGCCGCGGTAGGCGGAAGCCGGCGAGGAGTTGCTCGGCGCTCATTCTTCAGTCGCGCTCTTCCGAATCGCCTCCGTCTCGAACCGCGCAAGGTTGCCCGCGATCACCTCGCGGATCTCGTCCAGGATTAGCCCGCCTTCGACGTTCGCCTCCGCGGCCGACTTGCCGGCGACGCGCGGGCCGAGCTCAACCTCAAGCTTCAGCCGCAGCAGCAAGTCGAGCTTCTGCGAAAGCAGCTGGAGCATATCTTGCACGACCTCGCGCTCGACCACGTTGCCGCGTTCGCGGCCGAGCTTTAGATCGCGCAACTCGATGTCGCGCCGCATTAGCTCGGCCTTCAGCGCGCCTAGGCTCCCGTCCTTGATCCGCCCGAGCCCGCGCTCGTCGCGCCACGCAATCAGCTGCTCGACGGTAGCCCCGGTCGGCCAGTCGTCGCGCTTCTGCCATTCTTGCAGCGTGCGTCGCGTAACTCCCAGCGCCTTAGCGAGTTGCTCTTGCGTCTGCTTCACGGATTTCTCGTGGGAAATTAGGGAAAAGGGGCAAAACCGTTTTTTTAAGCTAGGTCGCGAAACCCAAACCGTCGGAAATCCTTACAAAGATTTCTTACCCCCCGGCGCCCCAGTATCTTACGCAAGTGCGCCATTTGGTGTTTCGTGTCAACGCCACCGACACCGGCGTCGCTTTTCATTACACTCACTC